CGGCGTCATGCGCCATGCCGAGTTCTCGATGTAAATCCCTGAGGGCGTCGCGGAGAAGCATGCGCAGGGCGTTCCGGAGCCTCCGGGCGTACTCTTTCTGCACGCCCTGGTTCGCGGCTACAGCCCTCGCGGTTCTCGGCTTCTTCCTCATGCCTCAGCCTCCGGTGCCTCGGCTTTTTCCGCCATCGCCTGCTTCATGCCGTCCTCGTGCCCCGGAGCGGCTTTGGCCTTTGCATCCGCCTCGGCCTTTGCCTGCTGCTCCTGCTGTCCGGCCATCATGCTCTCAAGCCCTGACGCGTCCGGCGTGTCGGTCTGCATGTCCTGTTCGTCTCCCATATCGGGCATTTCATCATCGATAAAGTCAAGCCCCATATCGGGATCTGCCTTAACGGCGGCGCGCATCTCCTCCGGGCTAATAACCTGACGGTCAAGTGCGGCGCCCAAAGTGTTAATGCGCGTCTGCGCGTTCATCGCGCGTGCCGAGTCGTTGTCGGTGCCGAGCTGTTTAAACTCAAAGGTGATGGATGGATCTATCGTGCCGGCCTCGGCTATCTCAATGGCTTTCAGGCACTCCTCGACAGCCGGGCGCAGGATCTCCTGCTTCGTGCGGATGTGATCATAATAATTTTTAAGATCTGACTCGCCGGTAGCATTAAAGCCGGAAGGGCTGATACCCAGGAGTTTCACTGCCGGCGTGCGGTTTATGGCCGCTATCATCTCAAGAGACTGCCTGACAATATCAGTGCATCCCGCCGTTGAAGTCTGTACGTTGGATACCTGCTCGTCCTGCTTGTCGCATACAAAAACGCTGTTATTGTCGCGGTATCTCTGCAGGGCCTGCATACGGATATCAAAGGACTGCACACCGCCGGGGGTGCCGAAGATGGCCTGTGTATCGGTCTGCATGACAAGGAGCGAGATTTTCTTGAGCAGGTCAGCAGTATAGATGCGGCATTCATTCCAGTGCAATACGTAATCCCAGAGAATTTGCGCCTGCGGGATGCCCAGGAAGTTATAAGACGGGCGCAGGAGGAGCGGCGGCGGATTGTCAAAAACCGGGATCATGCGCGACGCGTGCACCTTCTGCCCGAGCACCCACCAGCTTTTTGGCTGCATGTAGTCAGGCTGCAGGGGATTTGTTGCGTTGTAGTCTCCGGGGGAAACATTAACCGGATCTACAAGGGTAAACCGGAGCGCCATGCCCTCCGACATCTCAGCCGAAAGAGACGAGATGCGGAGCGGCAGGGCTAAATCCTCGCCCTCGGCGCCCGTATCGATAAAGATAAAAGCACCGCCCATATAACCCATAGTAGCCGCGGCGGAATGAAACAGATCTTTCAGATGATACTTCTGATCCAGGAGATCCTCAAGATGCTGCACATCCGCCGGATCCGTATCGTCGCCGCCCTTGACGGTAATCCACTCGCGCGTGATGTCATCGGCGACAGTCTGAATGCACGCCCGGATCATGCCGTTCTGGGCTATCTGCTGCAGGGCACCGTAGCCGATGAAGGAGGTGATAGGATACTGCCCCATGTCTCCGGCGTGCTGCTGCAGAGACTCATATATAGTGCTGTAGCCGCCGGCGGAGTCAAAGGCCATATCAAGCGCCTCGCGCTCATCCTTCGGTGCGCCCATGGTCACCGGAAGCGCAAAAGCGCGCCTGACCTTATCAAGACTGTCAAAAGCCTTAAAAGTCCTCTGCGGCATCATCAGGTTTGACGCGATATCCTCTGCAGTAGACGGGGATATATAGAGGCGTGATTTTTCAGTGTTCTCTGTCATAATCCTAAATACCTCTTATTGGTTGCGTCAATGCGGAAGCCGCCCATACGGAAATCTGACACCGCATAGCGCAGAGCGTCAGGGAAATGCGAGAAGTCATGCTCCGGCACGTCTGTAGGCTGTCCGTTCTTGTCCTTTTTCCAGGTGTAGTTCTGCACCGCGTGAAGGAAGCCCGGGCAGGCCGGTGAGACTATCATCTCAAAACCCTGCAGCTTCTGTATGCCATAGCGCACGCTGTCGGCGCCCTTTGTAACTGAAAGTGTGTTCAATCCGAGGCGCCGCAGCTCCGCTATGCTCTTAGGCTCGGCGCTGTCGCAATAAATGCGCTCATGGATAATGCCGAGGTCTTTAATCCCGGTGCATATCTCAGCGTTGGTTACTCCGGTGCCGCTCCACTCGGTGAAAATATACAGCCTCATGGCCTTCGCGTCTACCAGGGCGCCGACAAAGGCTGTAGGATCTGTAAAGCCGAAATCCATGCCGTAAACAGCAGGCAGGCGCTGGCGCATGAGTTCCCTGACGTCAAAATCCTGCTCTTTCACGCGGTCAAAAATCAGCCCCTCGGATATGCCCCACTGCCCCTCGCCCTCGATAGCGTAGCGGCGCGGATTGTGCTCTGCCATATCGGCAAAGATAGCCCTGTCCTCGTCAGAGAGCCATTCATTACACTTGTAAGTTGTAGTAGCCGCAAAAACATGCGGATTTGGCGTATCGAAGAAACGTGCCTTGAGCCATGATCTTTCAGACCACGGGTTAAAGGTCAGGGTAAGCTGATGATTTAATCCTTTCGGCAATTTGCCGCGGATTGACATATCAAGCTTGTTAAAGTCAGGCTCACGGATCTCATAAGCCTCGTCTATCCATACCCAGCATAAAAAACCCTTTGCTACTGTTATGGAGGTAACTTTTAGCCCGTCGTCGAGGCCGCGGAAGAGGATCTTTTGCCCCGTCGGTGTATAAGTCAGTTCAAGCGGATTGGTTGTAGCCTTCCAAAACTGGCTTACGCCGAGGCGGTCTATAGCCCACCTCAGCTGAGCAAAACAGGAGTCCTTAAGCGTACGCCCATAGCGGCGCACTACCAGCAGATTGGCCTGCGGCTGTGCCATCAGGTTAACGATAAACCACAAGGCGGCGGTGGTAGATTTTTTGGAGGCTCTTGAGCCTTTGACGACACGGTAACGGCATGCGGTATTCCAAAAGTCCTTGTACCCGCCGCCTACAATGTCTGAAAGCCTGACCTGCCTGACTGCCATCTGACGCTGTTAGTCCTTAAGATCGTTGATAATCTGCACCTGTATAGGCGAGGATGAAGTTACATCAATCTGCTGCTTCTCTGACCACTCGCCGTCGCCGTGCGTCTTGAGGTAGAAAATCGTCGCGGCGGTGTTCTCGCCTGATGTAGCCATCTCAAACAGCACGTTTTCAACCTTCTGCAGGGCTATAGCCTTGCCCTCTTTTATGGCCTGGTCAAATTGTTCATTTTCGCGCTTGCGGTTCTGAAGCGTTGACCTGCTTATCCCGAGGTTAATGGCTATCTGCCCCTGGCTCTGGCCATGAGCCGCTAATTCTTTGACTTTTTCAAGATCTACAGGGATTTTGGGCTTTGTAATCATGATGCGCCCCGGCTGTTATTTCGTTGGATAGATTATAGCATGAATAGCACAATTTGTGCCGGATTTCAACAGGCCGGAGCAATATTTTTACCGGACGCGTTTATCAGGATCTCACGCTCGTAAATGCCTGCCTTTGTCTCAAAGACGCTGAAACGCGGCGTACACTCACGCGCCGCCAGCAGGATCCTTGCCCTGCCGTCTGTGCACTGCTGCCTCACCTGCCCGGCGGCGTGCCCTACAGCCTCAGCTGAGATTTTGCGGCTCCAGTCTTTCAGCGTCTCATAGCCCGGCGTGCAGGGCGTATATATCGCGTCGGCACTATAATGATACGCCCGGCATACATCAGCGCCCGCGGCATACGCGGCATGGAGCGTTACGGCAGTGAGCACGTCAATCCCTGACGACACCGGCACGATAACAGGCGGGTGCTGATACCTTTCGAGCGGCATGCCCGCGGCGCGCGCGTCCGCTATAGCCTTCCGCAGGCAATCGCGTGCCCTGGCATCTGCGGCCATGAGGATATAGGCGGCTTCGTAGCGCGCCCAGTGCTTCAAATCCTCCTCGTATAAACGCGCCTCATACAGCAAAGCCGGAGCGGGCGTCATGCCGTAGACAGGCGCGCCCGGCGCGTAAATCAGGGAATGCCCCGACCGCACCGCCGCGCCTCTCATAGCCTCAAGCCCTGACACCTTGAGCGCCCATGCGAGGCGCCCGCAGTCCGCCGCCTTCACGCCTTCTGCCTCCAGGCAGAAAACACCGACAGCCATCCGCCGGCCTTTGCGGCCTTGCATGAGGTGCAGGCGGCTATCGCGCCGGCCTGCTCCTCCGACAGCCGAAAATGCCCGGCAAAGGCAAAGCCAAAGTGCATCAGATACAGCGCGCCGCGGAGCGCGTAAAACATACTCTGCGGCGGCTCCTCGTCTGTATAGAGCCAGTGCTGGTGAGGCGGCATCGTGCCGCCGCCTCTCAGCTTTTCAGCGAGTTCGCGCCCGTGAACATCAGGTATTACCAAAACAGGATGCACGCCGCGAAAACGTTTCAGCAGCGAATTAAGCACAACCTGCTCATTCCTGCAGTCCTGGATCAGGCGCGAGACGGGGCTAATCTTTCTCTCTTTCATCGAGCCATCTCCCCTTCACGCCGTCTATGCAGGCACTTGCAACTTCGTACCTGACACCGTTACGCTCCGCAAAGTCCTTCACGCTCTCATACCTCACGCCCTCATACTCAAGAGGCTTCATAGCGCCCTTGTGCACCGGACGGGTGAGCGGCACGCCGCGTTTTAGCCGCATATGGCACGTGCTCAGCTTGAGGTCAAAGTGCTCGGCAAGCGCTGTCATTGACGGATAGTCAATGCCATGATACGTGATAACGCCCTTTGCGTACCTCGACATCTCAAGCGGGATATGCTTCTTGAGCCTTAAATTCAGCGTGTCGCGCCGCAGGCCGTAAGCCTCGGCAAGCGCAGTTATTGACGGATATATCACGCCTTTATACTCTACCGGCTTTTGATTTTTCAGTGTCATACCTTCCACCATTCACGCCATACACTGTCCCAGCCCTCGCTCTTTGGCACGCTGAAAGCGACGTAGTACTTTGTGTGAAACATATCAGTACCCATCTCCCTGGCAAGGGCGCGTACGGACTTCCATTCGCGCCCGTCATATTCTACGGGCTGATTGAGCAGCCACGCGCCGTTTTTCTGCTTCGGCAGGTCAAGCGGTATACCGCGGGATATCCTGTTCCGGACGCATGAGACTGACAGGCCGTAATCATCCGCGAGAGCCTGCCAGCTGTTGTACGCCCTGCCGCGGTATCTAATCGTCCGAGGGGTACGGTGCGTCATCAGGCGGTACCTCATCATCGATAGTATAAGCCTCGGTCATCGCGCGCTGCATATCGTATTCACGGCCTGAAAATGCAAGGTCACAAAGCGCCGAAAGGAATGCTGCGTGCATAAAAGTGATAACGTCCTTCGTGTCGTACCGGGCGTCTTTTGCTTCCTTTGACTCCCTGCAGCTCTCCTGACACCACTCGTCGCGACAGTACGGGCACATGTAGCAGTCGAAATTTACGCGCCCGGCGCGGCACGCCCAATAATCCTCCTCTATCTCCGGCCTGATGCGGTAAAAATCATAATAAACATCATCCCGCAGGGAATTGATAAGTACATGAGAATGTTCGCGAAGCTGGCCTAAAAAGAGGTTAAACATCCCATTGGGCACATAATCAAGCTGAAACATAGCCGTCATGATGCACCTCACGCCGCAGAGTGGTTGTTGAAGTCAAGCCTGACGCCAGTGCTCTTAAGCACTTCGAAAACACCCGCGAGATCCTCCGGTGAGAGTTCAGGCCCGGTGAGTTCTCCCCACTCGACAGTCTTCCAGTAGTACGTACCATCATTCCTGACGCACTTTGCCCAGGTGCAGACAGGCTTGTCACCGCGGTACGCGGTGCAGGTGACAAAGTTATTCATGCTTTCACGGATCTTGTTCATAGATATTCCCTCGGTTAGTTGATAGTTAATGCGTTGACCGTGCTCTTTTAGTCCAGTACTCCCAAGCGGTAGTCTGCCAGTAATCAATAAGCCCGGCTTCCTTGCGCCTCTCGTGGTTGCAGCATTCAATGCCATTAAGGTAAATAGCCGAGTAAGGCACGCCGCCTTTGTTGACGAAGCGATGGAGTTCTGCTCCGCCTTTCAGCCCGGTATAAACCCGATGGATACTGTCACCGTCCCATGAGTCAGGGTTAACCCATTCACCTATATAGGTTAATTCTGGTGTGTTGCTCATAATTTCACCTCTTCACATCAAAGAAAATCCCGTCAACGCGCCGATGGCTCTCCAGGATGTGCTTCAACTCACCCTCGGAGAAAATCTGCCAGACAAGCGCCCATCTGCCGTCAGGCACGCGGACATACAGGTTATCGGCATAATGCTCATGCTGCACCACCATCCGCACGCCGGTTAAATCCACCGGCGGCATTTCAGCCGCCTTTGCCTTTTTCATCAAAACGGCTCCTCGTCATTCCCCAAAGGGGTGTGCACCCCTCTGTTGTAATCCCTGACCATGCGGTCATATGCCCGGTCGTACATAGCCCTTGCCTTTACGGCGGCCTTCTGCGGCTTTACGCCTGCAGACACCGCCCGCAGGCGGAAATCGTCAGAGCGGCGCGCCGCGTCCGCGAGGCGGTCAAGCATGGCCTCTGCCCTGTCGCGTTCGGTGTTCATGCCGCCTCCCTGTTCTCGTGGAAATTCAGGATCCAGGCGGTGCTGTCCATGTAGCGGCGGCACTCCTTCATCAGGCGGCTCCAGCCCCTGCTCTTCGGAATGGCGTAACAGCCAGTATTATTGCCCTCAAAGTACTTAAACAACCACTCGGTCTCATAGCTTTCAACGTAAACCCAATGCCCAGTGTTGTCCTCGCGGCAGTAGTCGTAGGTGATGCAGATAGAATGTGCCATGTGTTTTCCCTCGGTTAAGTCTCTGAGGGAATAATACAATTGTAAAATGAAAAATGCAAGCGATTTTGTAAATTATTTTGTGATTTAGACGGCGTTTTTATTTATCGCTGTCCTTTGTGTCAGGGCTGACGCCCATGCGGGAGGAGATGAAGGAGAGGACAAAGCGTTTGAGCACATCAGTGCCGAGATAGCCTATCAAGGAGCCGACGCCGATGCAGGATTGAGGAGTGATAGCGGGGAAAAGGGAGGAAAGGCCGCCGCAGATGCCGATAGACAGCAGCGAGCAGGTGACGGCTTCAAACAGGGTTGACACCCAGGGTGCGCGCCTGCCGCGCATGCGCATGAGGGCAAGCAGAAAGGCAAGGATCCCGCCCCACGTCAGGGGATGGGAGTTAAGCCACTCCGCGACGCGATCCCACATCTGTTTTGCCCTCTATATGAAACCGAGTGTATTGTATCACGCTTTATGGCTGTTTTACATCGGGATTGAAAAATACCCTCTGCATGCCGTAAGGGCCGCACTTGCGCTTTTCAGCGTCAGAGCCTTTGCGCCAGCCAAGCTTTACCAGTGCGGCGCCTATCCTGATGCTGTCGGATTTTTTTAGATCCTCGCGCCGGCGGTTAAAGCAATCGCACCAGACCTCCATTACGCAGATCCACCTTCTGGGTTCAAGACCGACGGCGATAG